CCAAATCCAAAGCTTCGGCAGTATTAGCTGTTGCTATAGTACGATACATATAAGCTCCAGCAGTAGGAGTTGTTTCATCAGTTCCTTTTTTTATAAAATTAATATCTTCACCAAGACCTGTTAATTCAGCTATCACACTTATATCAAACTGTGCTGCCACTGTTTAATCCTCCTATTAATCTTATATTTCTAACTTTATCTAAATCAGTAATATATATTCTTTCGATTTTAACTCCCCATCCTTGAGCAGCTTCACGTATTCCTTTAAGTATTTCTTTTTTTAATTCTTCTACTTTTTCACATTCATCTAAAGTTCTATTATTTACAAATTCAAGGATAATACCAAGAGCCAAAGTCTCTAATGATTTATCTATATCTTGAACATTAAAAAATGCTTTATAAATATCTTTTATAGAATATTGAATAGCTCCTGAAACTATGACACTTTGACCATCCTCAGTCCTCACAGATTGCCCACGAAGGTCAACTACCTGTGTCTGTATTTCCATCCAGACAATTTTTTGAAATAATGGTATATACCAAAACCATCCTGCTGTAATTGATTTATTAAATTTTCCAAAACTAATTCTTATTCCTGCCTCATACTTTGTAAGCAATAAAGGTCTTGGAATAAAGCAAGTAAGTTTCTGAAATAATTCTTTTATCCAATCCACTATTGTTTCTTCTTACGTGTTAAAGTTTTCTTTTTTACATGAAGAACTTTTTCCTCTGGTTCTTCACCATATTTCTTTTTCCACTTTTCATAAATATCTGGTCTATTATGTTTTAGCCAAGCTATTTGGGCGTATGATTGAAACGGCATTATTCTTTTCCTAAATATAAAACCAATACATCCAAAATATCATTTAATGGTTCACATATTGATAAACTATCAAAACTACCATATCCACCAACGAGGATACCGATTATTTCAAAATTTTCATTTAAAACAGGGCCACCACTATTTCCTGGAAATGAAGCAGCATCTACAATAAGTGCATCATACCACCATCCATCAATATCAACATGAACATTAGATACTATTCCTTTAGTGAAATTTAATTTAATATTTTGGTCTAATGGAGTTCCTATTACATAAGCAGTATCACCAACTTTAGGAAAAAGTCCAAACTCTAATTTTGGAAGGTCTTTTCTTCTTATTCTTATAAACCCCACATCTTCCCAAAATGGGTCAATCCATTGGTCAATAACTGTATAAGTTCTACCTTCAAAATCTTCCACCCAAATATTATCAATACAAGCAACATGAGCAGCAGTTAGGATTATACCATCTCCGATATGAACTCCTGAACCATGCCCCCATCCATCTGTTACTAAAACACAGGCTTGTCTTGCTTTTTCAATATTATTTGAATTAGGGAAGAATACTAATAGTCCAGTTATTCCACTAATTAATATAATAAAAGCAATACTTAAAACTAAAGTTACTTTATAGTTTTTCATTTAATTCGGCCTCCTTTGTAGTTCGTTCTTCTTGTGCCATACTATTTGCCTCTCTTGACGGAAGAGTTGCCCCAAAATTATCTGGAAGTTGGCTAAATTTATTTTTATTAGGTTGTAATTCATAAGGAACAATATCTGTTTCCTTTGGTATAGCAGTTCGATATAATTGTCTAAAATTATCAAGTCCAAGATAATTCCCCATTTTTTCTGTAGCTTCTGGTACATTGAACTCTGCACCTTGTTGAGCAGATAATTGTAACGTAGGAAGAACCCACTGTGTAGCAAACTGCATAAGTCTTTGATATTTCATTTCTGGTGACATTCTTTGTGTACTATAAGGCTCAATGCTAAATACAAAGTCATAAAAATCACCAACTTTAGCGGCATTATCAAATACTTGTGGAAGTTTTCCAAACCCAGGAACATCCTTAATTACTGGAATTGATGTTAATGGGTCAGTCCAAACTTTCCATGCTAATTTTCTTATTATAGATTCCATAAAGTTATGAAATCTTGAATACATATTATTTACTATACGAGAAGCATTTTGAAAAATCATTTTTTCTTGACCAAGAGTAGGAGCTTCTGCTCCACTGCCCCTCATAACTTCTGGAGTACCTCCTGATTTATTAAATAACATTTCAACAAAAGCCATCCAACCAAGATTATCTTGATTCATACCACCAAAAGATATTTTTTGAACAGCATCTTTAGCATCTTTTACAACAAGAACATCCATATTCTTAGCATTAATGGCTTCTTCTGCTGCTTTCTTGGCGGCAGGTTCAGCAAATATTACATCCTTCTGACTCTCAGCCTGTTCTCTTGCTGTCTTTGCTACTATATTCATTGAAACATCTTGGTCATGCCAAAACCATGCTGGAGGAATAGGAGCTGAACATCCAGGGAAATACTTATACCCTAAGTAATCATAAGGCGACTCACCAGGCCCATCTACTTCTATAGTTCTAAGAATTTTAGCTTTCTTTCCTTCCGGCATTATTGTTACAATAACATTTTCATCACATAAATATAAATCAATAAATGTAGTATAATCTCTTATAGCTAATTTTTCCATGTTAAAATTAGGCTCTGAGATTTTTTCAAGTGCAAAATCATTTGTTAGTTCAACATCAGGATAAATATAATCTGCTATTTGATTTCCATATTTATCTTTGCCAGCAAATAAATCCTTAGCATAATCAGTAGGAAGTTTATAAACATCTCCCTCAAAAATAAAATCCTCCCTTGATTTTGCCATCGGGTCTCCGATATAATCGGAATCATGTATGACTTTGATTACAGGAATCCCTCTCTGTATTACTTCATTTTCTAAATTTATAACTCTATCATATTCATCAAAAATACGAACAATGCCAGCACCAAACATTGAATTAATTGCAGCAGGAATAAAAACTTTTTCCGCAAGATTCATTTTTTTAATTAAATAATTTAACGCAAGTTGAGAAGTTTGAGCAAATGATTTATAATTAAGAACTAAAGTCTCAACCATAACCTTTGGATTACCTTCAACTAAATAAGGAACTATAGTAAAAACTCCTCTGTCGATTAGATTGACAAGATGCTCTCTTGCATATCTTCCATCAAAGAATCCACTTGCCCACAATCTTAATAATTTAATTTGATGGTACTGAATATTTTCATTTTTCTTTTGCCATAGTTTAGCATGCTTTTGAAGCCTGGCAGGAAAATTAAATGTCTTACCATCTTTTTGATAAATTGAATCTTTCATCAGAATATGAATTTCCTTCGCTTTCTTTTATCTATTTCTTTTTGTTTTTCATGTTGCCTTTTAAAATATTCAAAGCTTCCAAAAGGAGGAGTTTTAATATCTACTAAATCTCCTTTTTCCTGTTCTTTCAACCCTAATACACACAGTGACATTGCTATTCCTCTGTCACCATGTCTTTCCTGTGCCCCTGTGTTCAAATCTGCTCTTGATGATTGAACTATTCCTGTTCCACCTTCCTTGAAAACATAGTCAGATAATTCATCCAAAAGTTCCTTACTGTGAATAATTAACTTAGGCTCATTTCTTTGTCGAAGTCCATTATTCAAAGCAGTAGATAATTGGGCAATAACTCTTTCCTTTTCTTTTGGATTTGACCTCCAACCCCACTTCTTAACTTTCTTACGGGTCTTTGAATCTTCTCTTCTCTGAGTATATAAATTTGGATAATTAGTAGAGACTATTCTATCAGTAAATTTAGTTCCACATCCTGCATTACATTCCCACATAATAAAAGGATATGTCACTCCACCAATCCATTCAGCTAAATCTGAAACAAAATCTGCTAAATCAGCAGGGTCAGTATAAGCATCTACCCACTCTCCTGCCTGCTCTCCTAAATTCACATCTATTATTTCTATAGCAGAATTAGCAGAACCAAGTCCATAAGACGGGTCAACAGCGATTATATAATTATGTCGCTGATTAGGACGACCTCTAACTAATGTCCCCCACCACTTTAATCTATTCTGTCCAGTATCAGAATAAAAAGTAATTCCATCCAATTCACCTTCATAATCTGGAGGTCTAATATCTTTCTTTCGTATCTCTTCCAACATTCCAGAATCAAAAGGAGAATCTGCTGA